AAGGATTAAATCTATAATTACAATCATGACAAGGATTTATTGTTTCATCTCTTTCATAATTATCTTCCATTTTTCCTTATTTCAAGATCTGCTTTTTCATCAGCAATTTGTTTTACCAATTTCTTTGCTTTTTTAAGAGTTTCTTCCAATTGCACTTCCAAATAGTTTAAAAAATCAGTTCTCATTTTAAAAAGTTCTCTTTCTTATGAAATTCACTATATGCATCAGTAATTGAGCTTCTTTTTCAGTAGTTATTTTATTAGATATTCTTGCCAATTCACTAGAAATTTCAACTGCTAATGTGCTTGCTAGTTTGAACATTCTAAATATTTTCATCTTAACATTTTTAAGAGCTCTTTGGCTGTTCTAACAGTAGATCCAAACTTCTTGCAAAAGTTCTTGATCAAGACTTCTTCATGTTTGAATTTCTTCAAATTAGTTTCCATCCAAATCTGTTTGTCTTTTGCTGATTGTTTAGTTCCCATGTTTCTTAAAAGGCTCAACAGTCATTGATGCTTTGATTTCTTCTTGCATTTTCTTTTCATCTTCTTCAGTCCAAATCTTTCCACATTCATTACAAATTTGACCAGTTCCCATTTTACTCAAAAGCTTTGATCGCTTGTTTCACTCTTGCTATAGATATATTCATAAATTCTTCTGTTCCTTTATCAGCATCTAGGTCTTTGTTTACAGTACCATTTATTAACGCTACTAAGATATCTTTCGCATAGCTCACATAATAACCAGTGTTTTTTTGCTCTTTAGGAGCTCCTAACGGCATTTTCTCATCTTCTGCAGGCTTTGCTAAGTCTTTTTCCATTACTTTTTCTCCTTCAATCTGCTTTTCAATCAGTTCTCTCAAAGTTTCTTTAGAATACTGGCCAGGATTGTCAATTCCTAAGCTTTTAGCATAGTTGATCTGTTTTTCTGTTGCTTCACTCATTTTTTTTCTATTATATCAGCAAGATCATCTAAGATTACCCATCTAGTATCTCTCATTTCTTTACACATCTCTTTCTTTTCCTCATCAATCATTTCTAAAGTAACTTCAACTTTAAAGTTTCTTCTATATTCTTCTCCAGCTATTAATTTTATTTTATTACTCATCTTTTACTAACCCCCTTTCATCTCTATTCTTAATGTAAATACTAGGAAAAGATACTATTTAAATGTGTGTGTCTCTCTATTTCAGTGCTTCTTGTAATTCAACAACTTCTGCTAACTGAGCTTCTAATTGTTCTTTAGTTCTAGCTAGATCTGTAGAAGTATAAATTTGTTTTACTTCTTTAGTCCCAACTTTAGCAACAGTTGTATCGTTTATTTTTATGATTTCTGTCATTATTAAAAGATCTCTTTCCAAGCATCGCCTATATTTATTTGCATACCTTCTACAGTTTTCCAAGTATCTCCAATGTTAATTTGCATTCCAGCTATTAATTTCCAAGCGTCTCCTATGTTAATTTGAGCATTAGTTCCTGCTGCAGCTTGTGGTGGTTGAATTGTAGCATCAAGCATGGTCCAGTTATTGGCAGCTCCGCCTTTTGTCCAATTTAATTCTATTTCTCCTGCTGGAGATATAACTCCATTACTGTCTCCAAATCCAACAAAAGTTAAAGAAGTATCTCTTGCTGTAGTGTTGGCTCCTGCTGATAACTGAGACGCATCATTCATAGCAAAGGTCACAGCCCAACAGTTATCTACTGTGCTTGTGACAGCTAACATGATATTTTGAACATTTTGTTTTTTACTTGTAAAAGCATCTGGTTGTGCTGATTGGTCACACCCTGTATAAGAACAGGCTATACTTCTCATTGCATCAGAAGATGTTTTAGTAACAGCTACGGTGTTAGCCCCTGTGCTTGGATTTATTAAATACCATAAAGAAGAATATTGTCTTGGCGGTACTACTGGACCCTCTTGATTTACTATTAAAGTCATTGCATCTCCATCATAAGTTACACCAGTTACATCATCATCTAACCCTGCTGTAAATGTATTTACTCCTACTAATAAAACTAAATCTGCTCCTGTGCAAGTATGAGACCAAGATTGTCCTGCTCCTGTTGTAAAATCTGCAGAAGCAGCATCAAACGCGATTGCCATTATGCTGTGTATTGGACATAGATTGTTCCAATAGGGACTGTATTAGCTGCTGGTGGTGTATCATCTGTGTTGTATAATACATTAGGGATATATTCTTGGTCTGCAGAAGAATTATCTGCAGTGGTTGTTAGAGGTCCTACAGCGACATCTACTCCTGTATTTATTAAGTAATCAGTATGAGCTTGAGAGTTATCTGCAGCATGTGTTGTATTTGCTGTGATTTGTGTTTGAGCAGCAGAAGTTAAACCCTTTACATAGGACAGTTCTGTTAAAGATGGATAAGTTGCTACAGCTAAAGTTTGAATATTCTTTGAGCCATCTAAAGCTAATATCTCCGATGCTGTTTGTGGTGTTAAAGTTACAGTTCCTGCTTCTATAACAATAGCTTTTCCTGCTGAATTAATATTTAAATCAATTACATCTGCATCATCACTTTCTAAATCTAGTAAAACAACAGCTCCTGGATTTCCTGTGTGTTGGTGGATATGAACTAAGTTCCCTGAAAATCCCCCTGTTGCAGATACTTCAAATGCTCCAGCAAAATCTCCAGCTGGCGTTGGAGCTGTATATCTAAATGCAAGAGTTTTATTAGACATAGTGAAAGTTTTATTTGCTCCTGGGTTTTCAATTTCATCTAGAGAATGGGTATGAGCGTCTGCATATGCTTTGTTAACAATGTCATTAGAATTAACTGGGACTTTCTCAATAGTTCCTTCTCTTGTCGCTACATTTTTTCTAACTGCGTAGTCATCAAAGATTCCTTTAGATTTATCTAGTTGTTGAGCCTTAAAAGGTTTAGGAGTCATTTGACTCTTAACAGATCTAGCCATATTACGCCGCCTTAACTATCACTGCGTATCCCGTATCATTATCTACGGTAAAAGAGAATATATCTGCAACAACTGTTGGAGTTAATTCATGTGCGAATCTACTTGAAAACTCACAATAATTACTTTGAATAATAACTTGTCCAACTATAGTTCCATCTTCTCCACCAACATCATCTAGAACATTGTCAACCATATCCCATTTAGCTACTAAATTTGTTGTAGTTGGTGTTCCAGAATAATTGTCTAAGACTTGAGCTGCTGTAAGAGCATCTGTCCAATATTTTACTTCTCCAACTGCTCCTGCCATTTCTAAAGTTAAAGCTGCTCCCCCAGCAATAGAATCGGCCGCTCCAATGTGTCCACCATCTATTAAAGTTAAAGCATCAAACCATACATCTGCTCCAGTAATATCAGTTTCAGTTACTGCCAATAATTTTCCATCTAAATATATTTGAGGTCTTGTTGCATCTTGTGTTACTACAAGTTGATGCCAAGCATGAGCAACAATATGTGCATCTGTAGAAACTAAATCCCATTCAACATCTGGTCCTACACTTGCACATTTTATATGAATTTGTCCTGCTTTCATTGCAAAGTAAAAATATTCTACAGCACTTGCATCTCCCCCGCCTAAGATTGCGTAAGTTCCGTCAGTATCTTTTACATTAAACCATGCACTAAAAGTTCCAGTTGTATCATTAGCTAAAACTCTTGCTGCCATAAAAGAATCAATTTGAACACCATCATCTGAATCTCCACCTAAGAAAGCAGCTGCTGGTCTCCCAATCATTCCGCCTTTAATGTGATATGTATCTCCTGCTGTCATTTTAGTTTAAAAATTCAATTACCATTCCTTTTAATAATATATCATCACTTGCAGTTCCTGACTCTGCTCTTAATCTTGCTACAATATTTCCAGTTTGTGTTTCAGATGGAGTAGTAACAGATATTAATTCGTTTCCAGCACCCTCTAAATATAATTTTCCATAAGCAGTTTGTGCTCCTGTAGCTCCTTGGATTATTGTTGCTTCTAAAACCCAGTCTTTATCATTAGTTGCTGCTAGAGCTAAAGTTGCTACTATTGTTGCACCAAACTCTAAAGTGATTGTTTTGTTATTTCCATTTGCTGCAGTTTTACCCCAAGCGATCATTCTTAATACTTTTCCAGAGTCTGCTGGCATAGAATTTGCTGCGATTGTGTAAGTTCCTAGAGTAGTATTTCCTGTTGTAACATTTCCTGTAGATGTTGGAAGACTGTAAACCATTCCTGCTCCTTGAAATGAGCCAAAACCAGCTCCTGTGTTACAACGAAATTCTTTAGTTTCTATTGTATCAAAGACAGTCATTTTTTCCCCTTAGATTTAGTTTTAGGTTTGTCCTCTTGCTCCTGGACAACTTCTTCTTTTTTGTCCTCTTCTATTGGGACACTTTCTTCTTTAAATTCAGGATAAGATACTAAGATAGCATCAGCATATTTTTTATGTTTAGCTTTGTGCAGAGGATCACGGCCATTTATAGAAAGAGCTACATGGTGTTTGTATAATCTCTCTTGTTCAGATTTAGTCATATTACTTCCTCACATTTGTCAAAAGACATAAGCTCTCTGGATCTGTTAATTGGCAAACTCCAATTTCACTAGCTCTTATTGTATACTTCTTTTGAGGATCTTTAATTACGTCAACTGTTAAAGGCTGTGTTTGTCTCCAAGTTGCGCATTTCTTTCTCATACCTATTAGAGCTTTATCATTTGTAACAACAGGAGTAACATAAATATCTAATCCACCAATACCTGCAAGTCTCCCATTTGAAATTATTCCGCTTGCTTGTTTCCATGTTGGATGATTTAAGATTTTATTATTTGTAATTAAGAAAGTATAAGTTGCTTCATTCATAGCTATAAAACCTAATCCACTTGATAATATTCTATATCTTGCTTTTTGAATTGCTTCAACTCCTCTCATTATATCAAAGAAAGGATCTCTATTTGCAACTGTATCTGAGTCCCATTCAAATCCTGCAGTGATTGCTACTTCGTGAATATCACTTGGAGTGTCTGCTTCACTAAGAACTTGATAGATTCTATTGTCTACTGAGAAAACTACTGCATCTGTTACATCTGACATAGTTTCTGCTTCAATAGCAATATTTGAAGTAAGAATATCTTGCCAGTAAATAACACCTTCTCCACCATGCTGTGTAATTACAGCTGATTTCAAAGTTGTTCCTCTTTCTACAAAAGGAAATTCTGCTCCTCTTGGGATACCTTCAATATTAGATCCTGTTCCAGCTGTTAAGCTAGTTGCAGTTTTTTGATAAAAAGAATTAGTCCATGCGTTTGATCCTAAAGTCATTACAAGTTCTTTCATAACATATCTTTTCTTTGCGAAACCTTTAATGTCTTTTTCCCATACTTGTTTTCTGTTGTCTGCTTCTGAAAATGTGTCTACCATATTATCCCCCTAACAACCTCACTCTTATACTATTAGTTCCTGATCTAACTTCCTCAGATCTTCCAAATTGAGATCCATCAACCAAGTCTGCAGTTCCAACACTTACTGCTATAGTTTGTGATCCACCAATAGAAACCCTTGCACCAATAACGATTGCTGCTGCAGTTGTAGCCATTTGAAAAACTCCAGAATCAAAAGCAACTCCAACATGAGTTAAACCTTCTCCACCAGCAAATTCTTCAATAGTAATTCCTGCAAATGCGTCTCCATCTGCTGCACTTGCTGCTGCTGTATTAGCAGCTCCAGTGAATTTTAATATTGTTCCTTTAGGAATAGCTGTAGATTCTGAGACAACTCTTGTCCGAATTTGATCGGGCGCTACAATTTGAGTCATTACCATATTAAAATAATAAATATTAACTACTTAAATCTTTTCTTTTTTCTTTTCTTCTGGAAATTCTGAAATCTTTTTTTCACATAGCTTAATTGCTGCTTCTGCTAAGATTATTTGATACTTGCTCGTCAGTAAAATGTTAATATTGTCATCTTTTGCATTGATCCAATGTTGTTTTTCTAATTCCATTATTCTGTTGGATCCATCCCAGTTCCTTCATATCTTACCTTAGCTTCTCTTTTCCACTTCTCATCTTCAGTTTCTTTATGAGGTGTAACTCCTGCTTCAGTTGTTCCACCTTCTGCTATTCTACGATCTCTATCATCGTCAATTGCTTGAAGTTTTGCCTTTTCTGCATTGGCCTTTTCCAACCTTTCAGTAGAAGCGTCTTGTTTGTCAATGAGTTGAGACTTTGTAAGCTCACTCCCCTCATCAAGATTATCAGTTGTATCTTCTGGTTTCTTTTCCCCTTTTGTTTTTTGTTCATCCATGTTTATTTTCCCCCTTTCAATTAAATAATCCGAAATTTAATTGGCTAGTTCCTGTATTCCAATCATCTATATTTTCTCTTAATGCTGCATAATACGCTTCATCTTCTTTTCTTTTTTGTTCTTCTCTTTTTATATTTTCTTCATTTATATTATTCCAATAAATTTCATCTTCTGCTCTCTGTTCTGCTCTTGCTCTTTCCATACTTTCTTGAACACCTTCATAGTATTTTTGATCTGCTTCTCTTTGTTCTATTCTCCTATCTTCTTGTTCTTTAAATATCCTTACCCATTTATCTTCTTCAGTTTCTTCATCTTTCTTTTTATTTATTAAGGCTTCCCAACCTTCATTAGCTAATGCTTGAGCATCTACATATTTATTAAACTCTTGTAAAACATTTTTATATGGGATTACCGACGGTGTAAGGTTTATAATTTCATTTGACATATTTAATAATTCTTCTGCTTTATCATATAATCCTTCATCAATTAATCTAGAGATTGGGAAATTTGTAACTTGTAATGCTTCTTCTTTTCCAAATGCAGCGAATGGATATGTTCCTATTACATCTCTTGCAATGCTTACAGCTCCAAGACTTAATCCTGCACCTATTAAAATTTTAGTTGTTAATCCAGCTGATTTTGTATTTGTTGCATATCTTGTTGCTACATTTCTAACTGGAATATTAAATATCTTATCAACACCTGATTTAGCAGGTTGTCCTACAAAACTTCTTGTAGCTGTTCTTGTCCCAATACCAACTAACTTCTCAGCTCCTACTTTTGTTGTGATTAATTTGTGAGCGTGCACACTTGCTGATACTGTAGCTATACTTCCTACTGGTGTAATTCCTGGTGCAAATCCAGCTCTAACATCTATGTCTTCTCCTGTTTGTTTTTTAACTACTTTTTCTAAACTAAATTTATCAAAGAAATCTTTAACTTTAGATATTACTCCCTCTTTCTTAGTTTCTAGCTGTATTGGCTCTGCTGTCTTTTCTGCTCTTTCTTCAGCTGTTGAAATTGGTCCCCTGTCTGGCTGTTTTCCTAATTTTATTGTAGGTGCCGTTAACCTTGCTCTTTCTTCAGCTGTTGAAATTGGTCCTGGATCAGGTATTCCTTTTCTTTTTCTTTTTGCCATTTTACTTTAGTTTTGCTTTGATTAACACTTTAAGTTCAGTTATAACTTTTATTAATGCTTTTGTAGTCTTGTCTCTTTCATACAAAAGGTATAAAGCTATAGCTATTGGAAATCCAACCGTGCTAATGATTTGTATTATTTGGTCCATTATGTGTTTTGTCCAGCTGTTGTTTCGCTAGAGTCTATATTTACAGGCCCATCTTTTTGAGCATCTGTTAATAAATTGTTCTCCACCGACGCTGGTTTGATTAATTTAATCACTAAATTTAATTGTGCTAATATTTGTTCTTCCCAATATAATTGTCTTTTTTCTATGTTTTGCTGGAAAGCTAGATATGTTATTGTTACAGCTTGTTCTGTAAATCCACCTGTTCCACCTATGATTATTTTAGGAACTCCACCAACTTGATAAAAGAGATCATCTAAATATTGAATCCAAACCATAGGATTTAATGTAGAATTTGGTGGAACTGAGATTAATTCTGATTCTGAAACATCAAAAGGCTCATAAATGTTTTCATTTAATCCAGTAGCTGCATCCATCTTTGCTTTGTAAGCAGCTATCTCCACAGGATCATCAGTTTTTAATTTGAACTTCCATCTAGGAACTACATTTAAGTGCATGGCTATTCTTTGATCCCTCATAGCTTCATTCTTCATGTCAATGATTAATTTTAATTTACCAGCAATTCCTCTTCCTCTAATTTCATCTGCTATTCTATTACGAGGAATGTAAAATATTTTATCTGGCATAAACTTCTTATCTGGTTTCTTTGTTTTAGAAACTTGAGTGAAATGAGTTATTATTCCATTTCTACTTGCATGATGTTTCATAACTGCTGGATCTAAAGGTTTAAGATTAACTAGATTATCTTCTTCATCTCTGATTATTTCTGCATAGAAGTTTCCACCTAATTCTTTTGTTCTCTCTCCATTTTCTATTATTGAGTTGAATGTATCAAACCCATTTCCTCTCATTGTATCTAAAAGCATTGTAGTTTCTTCATCTGCGTCATATCCTTTTCCTGCCACCCAATTTGATCCTGTATCTATTACAGATGTTATTTCTGGAGTTTTCTCATCTTTGTAATATCCAAGAGCATCTTCAAAAGTTACATCATCTTGAGTGTTCATCCAAGTTGTTTCTTTCTGATCTGTAGGCCCATCTGTTTGTTGAGGATCTACAGAAAAAAGCGTTTTATCAGCTGTAGAAGTTCCTGCAATCATTGAGTTTATTTTATTGTCTGCCATTTTTAAGTTGTATAGGTTATGTATGCTCCATAAATTCTTTTTGCTGCTGCTAATGAAATCCAAAATACATAAACATAATTTTGATTATCTATTGTGTCATTTGAAATAGATGTGTCTGCTGTGTTTGTTGCTGCTGTTCCCATTGTTTCTGCTGCAGCAATTACTTTTGGAACTCTTGATAATAACCATGTTCCAGCTCCATCACTTCCTACTAATTCTGCTGATGTTACTATTGCTCCATGAGGGAGATTTACTTGAGCAAACATTATATTAGCTCCACCATCAGCATTTAATGCATCTGGGGGCCCCTCATTATAAATAATATCATCTGTTTCTGGATTTTGTGCAATAAAACCTATTCCACTACAACTCCAATAAGATGTTCCTGTTGGAGTTTCTACATTAGTCTCTCTTACATCTTCTTGGCCGAATAATCCACCTGGTAATTCTAAGACCATCTATCCACCTTCCTGTTTTTCCAAGAAACAGCGTGTCCTGCATCTATACTTTGAGCAGACATATCCATTCCTAAAAAGAAAATATTTGCTAACAATCTTCCCCATTTTTCAACTCTTAATTTAGTAGGAACAATTTCTACTTCTTCTCCCAAGATTTGATCTTCTAACCATGATTGACTTGCAGGCCCCCCTCTCTCATCTTTTTCTGGTGCTGCTAAATCTGCAAATCTTATAGGAAAATCAAAATCTCTTTCATCCCATTTCACTCTAATTGTATCTCCGTCGCTGACTTTAACAACTTTAGCCATGAAAGGCTCGAATATTTGTTTGTGTGGAGATTCAAAATAGTAGATTAGCATTTGTGAGTTTGTCAGTTCTGGAAAGTTTTTAAAATCGTGTGCCATTATGCTTGGTTTATGAAAGTTACTGTATTTTGATTTCTTAATATTCCTAATGATCTTAGCATGCTGTCTCTTAAAACATTAATTCTATCTTCATATTCAATTCTACCCATTGCTCCATCTTCTCCTGTAGGTTTACAATTTAAAGCATCTATTGCTATAAAGCAAGCTACAAAATTACTTATGATATATCTCACATCTACATTGTCTGTAGCGTAAGTGTCTGAGAAATTATTTCTACATACACAATTAATTATACTCTCTCCCATTAATCCTGAAGCAGTAGCACTAGCATCTGGAAAAGCTGTTGCGGGATAATTGTCTCCAGCTTTCATCTTATATTCAACCTCAGTTGTCATAATGTGAGTTGATGCCATATTAATTACAGAAAGCCATGATATTTAAAGTTTTATCTTTCATGCAATGGGCCCCCCTTTTTAATGCTTCGAAGATGTGATCATAATTTCCATATATTTTAAGTTCTCCGTCGGAATAATCCATTTGCATTCCCCTTAATGATTGTCTTATTCTAGGATCATCAAATAGCTTGATTTTCCCTTGTTCTGCCAAGATCTTAAAATTTATAGCCATATCTGTTCCAAATAAAGTTTTCTTTCTAATTTTTTCTTTACCTTTACTCCAGCCCTTTTCTATTTCTCTGCTCGCATTGTTTAAGCCTTCAACTTTATTTTTAGTTTGTCTGTCTTCATATAGGATGTCATAAACTCCAACTCCAAGTCCACCATCATCCATATATATTTTTTTGTGTTTGATTTGTTTATCCTTTAAAATTATTAATCTTGCTGTATCTGTAAGTCTTTGAGGATCTGGAAGTGTAAAATCAAATTGAACTAAATTATTTCTGTTAATTCTGTCAAAAGAGATCATTGGACATTCATCTCCACCCATTCTCGCAATATCGATTCCTTGAAATTTGTCCCTTCCTGGCACATAGGGCGCGTTTGGATCTAAAACACACATCTCATCAATTAATGTATCAGGAATGAAACGCATAATTCCACCGACAAATAGGCCCATGTGTTCTTGTTGGTATTGGAATTTAGTCATTCTCTCTTTTTCGTCTTTTCTGAATTCAACTAGATTTGTCCTTTGAGGCTCATCTCTTCCAGCTATTACTTCTTCTGGATCTACATGGATAAATTTGAATTTTTTATTCTCTGACATTCTAAAGAAATAATTGTCTTTTCCAAATGGTGTTGAAAGTAAAACAATATCTCCCCCAGTTGTAGCCAACATAGGAGTTACAGCAGCCCAAACATCTTCTTTAATAAATGCTGCCTCATCAGCGTAAAGTCTGTCTATTGTATAACCTCTAATTCCATATCCAGAGTCTCCTGTAGGCAAACATCGAATAATAGATCCATTTCTCAATCTTAGTTCATGTTTCGTAGGCTTGTCTTTGCCTGTGCAGATCATGGTTTTGTTCTTCAGATATATGTATGACAGAACTTTCTCAAATAGTAAAAGGGATTGTCTATCAACAGCAGCTATAATCATAATAGATTTATTAGGGTTGTTCATAGCATATTCTCCACCATCTTCTGCTATTACTGTTGATTTCCCCATTTGTCTGGGAGAACATATAACCATATTACCTTTTGTATCTAAGACTTGTTTTTGCCATTTATCTAATTTCATCTTGCAGTAGTAGAGAGTCCGAACTTTCCCCAGAGAAAAAGAAAGCCTGAACAGGTAAATGAGTTAACCTGGGACCCTCTGATAATAGTAGTATAGTATAGTTTTTAAAATTTTCTGTGTGATCCTACTTTATAAAACAAAAAAGAAAGGTAATAATCGCTAATGTAAATCAACTACATCATGAATAATGAGTAGTAGCTAAATTATCG